TCAACAATATTGTTAAAATATGAATACTGATAATTACTTGCCGGTGGTGGTGCTTGTGTTAAATTACAATCACCATCTTGATAAACAAAAACGGCATCGTGTTTTAAATATTTACTAGGAAAATATGTTGAATTTGTAAAACTTGCAAGTGAATTAAATTGGTTATATGTATAACCAGAAATAAGCTGGAAGTATTCCAAATCTATATTGTATTGTAAGTAATTTTCGCTTTCACCTGAATAGAATAATTCATACTGTACTGGTTGAGATGTTGTAGGTGTTGTAGCATAATTTAAATTTACAATTGTGATACCAGTGGTTGAGGTTCCTGTAACCGCATTGTTACCAAATTGATTTTCACTAAAATTATCACCATCGTGAAACGTAGCACCTGTCAAATTTGGGTTACACAAAGAAATTACACCATCTTGGAATGTAAATAAACTACCAACACCGATTTGACTTGCGGTTCCGGCTTTTGCTAATATTACCAATACTTGGTCTTTATGTTTTGTATTTTGATTATTAGTACTTGTTGTGTTAAATGTTACTTCAATTTGATTTACATTATCAAAATATTTTTGCCTCAAATTAAATTCATTTAATTTTTGTGAATATGTTTCAGTATATGGTTTTGCAAAAAATCTCCAATCACTACCTAAATATTTTTGAGCTGAAAGTAAAAAATGATTTGGTGCATGTAAATATGTTTTATCTGGAACACCAAAATAATCGTCACCAACATCTAACGATTCGCTACCACTTAAAAGTCTTTGATATCCAAGTGATGCTGCAACTAAAATGTTTTGGTCTATCCATTGTTGACCAATTGAGTAACTTAGTGATTTATGCCCACACCAAGGTACGTCCCAAAATAATGGTGAATTACAATTGAATGTTGGATTACAGCTAAACCCATTAAAATAATAGGGTCCTGTAATTGGTTGATTTTGTGGTTCTGGTTGAGACACATTTGGATGTGATAATGTTGGGTAAGAAGAAGGTAGATTAATTGGTGCAATAAAAGAATTATCAGTAATTGCTGTTGTTGGTATTCCTTCTGGTAAATCACCTCCATCTACTTGTGATTGGGCGTCAGATATTCCTTGATTAACACTAGATTCGGAAATATTATTTGCTTCTGAAAAATCAGCATTTCCACAGTCACAATCACAAGCAGTACAGTCTGGATATGATAACATAGGTAATCCAATTCTTGGAAAATTTTCAATACTAATTAAATATTTTAGTGTAAAAGCGGTAAATGCAATACCTGAAGCGACCATAAATAAAACTTTTATACCTTGTTTTATAATTTGTAAAATTGTCGCAACAGAAATTACCGGACCACCTGCGTTTGCATCACCTATTGAGGCAATGTAATAATACAAATCAATACCTGAATCAACACCCAAATAAGTTATATATACACCTAAAAACACTAGTGCGTATTTTAATACTGGCCATATAAAAGCAATTAAGTGTGCAATAAAAAGTAACGGAATAAAAACAAGAGGTGTTAATATTGAAATAAAAAGGTTAAAAACAAAAAATAAAAAATCAAAATTTCTTACAACGTCATTTACTGGGAATGTATTAGTTTCTGACTTACAAGTTCTATTATCGATTTCTTTAATTCCTAAATGTTTTCCTCGACCAACACCATTTTTATAACGATCAAGAAACATTGCTGTTGTGTATACTTTATTATAATGAAATTCATAAAAAGTATCTTCACAATTTATCGCAGCTTGTGAATCTACATAATCATCCCAATCTAAACTAAATGAATATGATTTTAATAAATCAAAGTATTCTTCATTAAAGTACTTATATACAATTGTTGCTTGTTGGTTTGGGTCTTGTGGTACCAAAGTAACATTCACATAATCATTTGGTGTTTGTGTTGAAATTACTTGTGTGTCGCCATAATATGGAGTCCAAGGTCCACCAACGCTTGGTCCAACTTCAACAGAAAAACTAGACACATTTGTCATTTCTTTAAAGACAAGTCCACTATTTCCAAGTGGTCCAAAAATAATACTACCACCTTGACCAGGTTGTACAGTACCTGTTAGTAGTTGTACTTGTCCAGTTTTTAAAGGGTCACTATTATAAGTGGATGCTGTCCAACCATGTTCTTTAATATTTGGTACAAAATAATTTGCTCTTTGGAACTCGTTTTGTAAACCACCTTCGTTTTCCCACTTAAATTTAAACCTATACCTTGCTTTTGTTGGTATTCCTACTTTTGGGTCATTTGAAATTGCTTGTTCACCAAATTCGTTTGTGTAAACATAATCTAAGTTCATTGGTAAATTAACCAAATACGAACCATCACCATCTATTACTTTTCCGTCGTTTGGTAATTTAAATTCTTCAAGTATTGGGAGTCCTAACTGGTCAACATTTATTGTTTGTCTTATTGATAATATTTGTCCTGGTCCTGCAATTAATTCACAAAGATTTCCAGTGTTGTTTTTTGGTTTACAACTTACTCTTAGTGCATCATCATCAGTTGTTGATATTATAGAACCAAGAAATACGGCTTTTGGTTCTATACTTATATTTGCTTCACTTAAATCAAAATCAACTCTTGTGATACCTAATTGACAAACGTCTGTGTCACCCCATAGTGGTGAAATATCAATAATTTTATTTAATGTTTTTATCTGTGGAAGTTCATTTAAATTTGTAGAAGACTTAAATGTATTTCCATCAACTTGATTTTCTGTTGCAATTCCATTCTGGATTAAGTCTTGTGGTGTTAGTGAAAAACAACCAATGTCTGACAAATCAACATCCAAAAATACAGTTTGACTTCCTAAAGGGATTCCAAAAATCATATAGTCACCACTCTCATTTGTTTTAGTTGTGAATTTATAATATTTGTCGTATACTTCAATATAAGATTGGTCTAATAAAACTTCTTCTTTTGTTGGAAAAGTTCCAGTTGCGGCATGTCCTTCATATGAAGGTAATTTTGGTAATAGATTATATCTATAACCGTCTTCACTTACATCTGATAAACTTTGATAAGGGTATAATTCTGTTATTACAGGATTATTTTCGTCTTCTGGCTGTAATGGTATAAAAATAGAAACTCTTGCGTTTGGTAATCCAAAACCACCATTAACAAATACACGACCAACAATAACACCATAGTCAGAACATTGTCTACTATAGACTTCACTTTGTAGAATCTTAAGTGAAAGTATGTTAATTTGGTCAAAATCTTGATCCAAATTAACTTTGATTGATTTGTCAACCCCAACCTGGGTTCTTATTCTATATGATTTTGGCATTAAGGTTTCGTTTTTTCATAAATAGTTTATTTCCTATTTTAGAAAAATAATCCTTTTATAAAAAAAATAAATTATCAAGAAAAGTTAACCCCCTTGAAATTAAGAACTCTTACATTAATATCTTTATTTGGGAATCTAATTTGATACATTTGAGTTGGTTCAGCAAAAATTGTGTCGGCAATTAATTCTATTTGTTTTGTTGCTGGGTCAATATATCTTTGTGATGTTTGTGATGACGAGTACTGACCACCAACTTTATTAAAGAATTGTACATCAGATATACTAATAACACCGTCTAAATTTTGAATTCGTTTTCTAATTTCAGAAACATAGACATTTTCACCCATTTGTCTATTAGAAGGTGAAAAATATTGTGTTATTATATCTATAATTTGTGTTACAATTGTTCCTTGATTTTGACTTGCATCTAGAACAACATCAACATTTGTACTTAAATCAATAACATTAGCACTTTCAACAGAAATATAATCGTTAATCATTCTGTAATTTGATAAATAATTAGCAATATTTTGTTTTAGTGTGTTAGATGTTATTTCAGTTAATTTCCCATCACTATCATAAGATAATAATTTAATCTTAATTTTATTATTTTCTTCAGTGATTGTAACTTTTGCTGGCGCACCAAATTGTGAAGGCATTGTTCTAATTATTGATTCATAATCATTAATTGTAACAGCTCTATTTTGTGCTGAAAAGTTAAATGAAACCATTTGTCTAACTTCTTCTGTTGATGGATTGTTTGCACCACCAATTGCTGCTGTAACGTTATTACATCGTAAAGAATTAATAACACTTCTATTAACATTGTCTGATGGACCATTAACAGCAAAATTAACAGTTCCAATTTGATTAATAACATTTATACCTAGATTAGAATTACTACCACCCCCAACTCTGTATTGTATAAACATTGTTGTATTAGGTTTTAATGCACTTCCTAAAGTCAGATTATTTGTGTATTTCGATAAATCAAAAGAAAGTCCATCCCTTGCAAATTCTCTTAGCTGGTCTTCAGCTGAAGTATTCCCACCACCAAAAGTCATTTTAAAGAATCCTTCTGGTGTGTATTCAGTTATAAATTTATCTGTTGTTGTCACATATTTTCCAACTTTAATTCCTGGACTATCAGATGTTTTTGTTGGGTCTTCAATAAAGACTCTATCTTCCATTAAAGCTTTAACTTCGTACCATCTATTATTTTGACTTAAAAATTCTTGAGCTGGAGGTATTGTAACATATTGGGTACCTTCTTTGATTAATACACTTGTAACACCTAATACATTTTTTTCTGGTAAAAATAATTCAAAAAAAGGTCTAACATCGTTTGGTGTAACAACCCTTTTGAATACTTTTGTAACACCGTTTACAACAACTTCACGTTTAATTATTGTATAATTTATTACCTTTCCGTTGGAGTCAAAGTTTGGTATTTTTAATCTATTTGGTGAACCTTCGGCATTTACAGCTGATGAAAAATCAATATCATATACGGTTTCAAATGGTTGTCCGGCACCAAGGACTTGTGCGCCTCTTCTTAATATTCCACAATAACTTAAATTTTCTTTATCACCAAAAGCTGGTACTGTAATAGAAAAATCAACTAAAGTAACAGAAGGTCTTTGTCCTGGTATTTTTAATCCATATGTTCTTGCAATATTAAAAACAGAGGATCTTTGTTGTGCAAACTGTAAAACTGTTTCTTGAATACTTCTATCAATATGGAATTGTAAGTTATCTGTTACTGCAGCATTTAAATCTAAAAATACAGAAAAAATACCAGCGTCGTTAAAGTTTTGTACAAGGTCTGGATAATACTGTCTTGTAAAATTAATAAGTTCGGTTCTTATTCCTTGAAAGTCCCTTGTTGTGTACGATATTTTCTTTTCTGCCATTTTTTTTAAATATTAAGTATTACAAAATCACTTGATTCAAAAGCACTACTTGTAACTTTATAATCAATTCTAACTCTTGCCGTATATTCTTTTTGTGATAACCCAGGAACTCGAAATTCTCTTTGTCCTTCTGAATTAATATATGTTGCTCCTGGGTCTTCTAAATCAGCTGTTGCTTCTTTTATTTCAACATTTGTGACTAGAACACCAGGCATATATCTTCCAACACTTTCTCTAATTTCAGCTTCAACATCAGAAAATGTTGGTCCGTCTAAAGGTTCAAAAATAAATTCATATAATCTTGTTCCAAAATCTGGTAAAAAATATCTAGTACCTTTTCTTGTTAAAAGTAAATGTATTAAATTACTTCTAATTTCATCATCAGCAGTTGGTGTAACACCAAGATACTTACCAAGTGATGATTGTTCAAAAGGAAATGCTAAACCATATGTTGTACCGTATGCCATATAACATAAATATACATTATAGTAATTTTGAATAAATAATTAAAATCTATTTATAATTTTCTAGCAACTTGATCAATCGCACACCAATGTGGTTTGTCACACCCTGTTTTTTTCGTACTTGTTGGATTACTTACAATACCCAATCCTGCCGCCGCATATGAACCAACCCATACATTACTTTCTGGTAAACCTAGTTTTACTGCGGAAGTAACACTTTGTTTTGCTGAAGAATGTGGTTCAATAACATATAAATTATGTAGACTCTTATTAAGAGATTTTAACTTTCTTGCAAACTTTTCAGAATATGCGCAACCAGCACTAAAAAGTAAAACATAACTATTTGGTTCTGATTCTAAAGCTTTTAATGCGTTTTCACTATCTGTATGTGAATATCCTTCAACATCCGCACTAATTTTTAAATTGTCACTAACTCTTTTTGCTTGTTTTTTTACTGGTTCGTCATTACTTCTATTATGTAAGCCAGAAACAAATATTACGTTTTTTATTTTACCATCTTTTTTTTCTTCGGTATCTTTTTCTTTATCTACTGTTACATCAGTTTTAACATCTTCAATCTTTTTTTCAATTTCTTTTTCAGATGGAATATCTTTTTTTTCTACTTCATCTTTATCTTGTAGTTCAATACCAGTAACTTTTTTGAATACGTCTTTAATTTTGTCTTTTACATTATCAAAATTTAACCCAATTTTATCTAAGACATCATCATACCAAGCTTCATTAATCATACCTTCTTCTGTATATTTTTCAATAATTCTTTTTAATTGACTTTCAGTAATTTTAATTTTCATAATTGTTTTATTTTATAAATATGGTAATAAAAAAAAATCACTACTTTTGTAGTGATTCTTTTAAGTTTGTATTACCTTTTTGGTAAAGTGGTTCGTAGGGGCAGTGACGACATTTAGACCCACAACATCTACCTCTTTTAATATGAAATGATTCTGTCATTACTATATTCCCAGATTCATCTTTATAAAAGTCAGGTTCAGGAGATTTTTTTGTTGTCTCCTGAACATATAACTGTTGTATCCAATCTTTTGATGCGTTTACTGTCATAACTTATACTATTTCACAAGCACCTCCGGCACAAGCTGCTTCACCACGTAGGTCAGTATTATCTTGTAATTCAATAACTTTTGTAAGGTCAACATCTTTTAATGTTGCCGACAATCTTTCAAAGTCTTCTTCTGTACAATCTTCAAATGGAGCCTGTGTATAAGTTCCTCCATTGTATGGTAAAACTGACAATCCATTATAAAATTTTCTATTTTTCCACATCCAATCACCAACTAAATCCCATTCATCTTCTTTAATTGAAACAGTTGCTGATACATTGTGTGTATTTTGTCCACCTCTATGTCCAGATTTAACCCATTCTTGTGATACTTTTTTAACTCGTTCCAGCATTTGGAATACTGATTCGTATCTTAGAATTGATCCTTCTGGTGCTTTTTGTGGAATTGTAATCACAGCGGTGTCATGTGGACGGAAGTATTCGTCTTCGACTAACTCTGGGTGGTTAATTGCAAGGTATGAATAAATCGCTTCATTTTTTCCAACTCTAATTCTTCTTAAATAGAAGTCATTATGCCAAGCGTGAATACCAGATGAAGTTCCCAATACAAGTGATGAAGTTCCAGATGGTTTTACAGTTGTTGTACGAGCAGCTTTATTAATACCAATTAAGTTTGCAACTCTTTCATTTTCTTCTTTAACAGCTTGAGCTGCTGCTTTCATATCATATCCTAATACAACACCAGAACCAATACCTGTCATTCCAACACCAATAAGAGCGTCTTTTTCAGTTGTTCTTTTCCAAACATCTCTCAAGTAATGGAAGTCTGTGTATCCAGCTTGTAATGTTCCAATGAATGCGGCACCTTTAACTCTTTTTTCAAAATCTTCTTGCGAATCAATATCTGAAGCGTTTACCTCACACAAGTTACAGAATTGGTATGGACGAAGACCGATTTCACAACAAGGGTTAGTTCCCCAATCTTTATCGTTTGATAAATAGATTCCAGGTTCTCCAGCTCCAGATAGTTCAATTCTTTTCCATAATTCCATAAAATAATCTTGTGTTACTTTATGTCTTAATAAAACAGCCGAATTATTTGCACGACCTCTTTGTGGGTTTGACTCCCACCAATTTCCTGACTTACAAGAAATCATTTCATCATCATCTGCTGAAAATAATGAAATAAGTGCTGCTCTTCTAATTCCACCAGCAAGTACCGCATCAGCAATGTGACATACGATATCGTGAGTTTCAATTGGTGTTAATTTTTCACCGTCATTTTTGTTTTCCATTACCTTTGTGATGTGGTGAATACAATCTTTCAAAGGTTGAGGTCCTGGTGCTTTTCCTCCAGATGTTACAAGTAAAGCCCCTTTTTGACGAATATCTGAAAAATCAAATACTGGTGTAGAAGATTTGGTACCCATATAAGATTCAATAAGGACTTTAATTGCATCAGCCCATCCTTCAATCGAATCACCAATAAGATATCTTCTTGTTCTTGTTGGGTTTGGTTTTTTAATTTCTGGTAACTTATCTACGTGATGTTTTTGTACTGAAAAACCAACACCTGTCCCACCTAATAACAAAAACATTGTTTCTGAAAATGCGTCTGTGTGGTCAATTGGTAGATAAGCACAGTTATATACTCTGTTTGGTGAGATTTCAATTGGTTTTCCACCAAATTGTAATGATCTCATAGACGGAAGAATTTTTTTATCGTATACCATTTTATATACTTCTTCAATCTCGTCTTTAATGTTTGGGTACTTTTTTTGGTGCATTTCTTTATTTCTTGTCACCAATTCTTCCCAAGTTTCCCTTCTATTTAATTCAGGGATAAATTTAGCGTATTTCATATACACCGTAATATCGCTCAATATTTTTTGTGAAATATCCATTTTTTACAAATTTAATTATTTTATTTAAGATTTTTGTTTTTCTTGTTCTTTTTGTTGTCTTTTTTCCAACAATTCTTTAACTCTTTGTCTTTGCCTTTCTTCTTTTTGTTCTTCTAAACCTAAGAATGTAGTTGTGGATTCAGTGTCTATTTCAATCATCGCATTATCAAATTTACAATTTTCAAACACCACACCATCATCTCCAATACGAGACTTGGTAATTGCTATTGTGGCCAATTTCATTTCTTTTTGTTGTAATGTCTTTGCTACTGAAATAATAACATGTCCTACTTGTGCCTTCTTAATTGAACCACCCATTTGGTCTGTTGTTACAACTTCCGAAGAAATTGATGAACGATTACCTTGTGTTGCTGTCCAACCAACAATGTTTAGTTCGTGACACATTGCTTCAAACCCTCTCATTACTGAACCTTCACTCTTCCATTCGTCACCTAGGTTTTTGTCTGGAACAATACAATCAATGTAATCTAAAACAACCATATCTATTTTAATACCATCTGCAATCATCTTTCTTATTTCATTCTTGATTTGCAACATAGTTTTAGTATCTGATGGTAGTTTTTTCAAAATCAACTCGTTTGGCATTGTTTCCTTGATTTCTTTTACCTTAGTCATCACCTCTTCTTTTTTTTCTGACAATTCGTCAGGGTGAATCTTTGTCCAGAGTGTAAAATGTTTTCTCTGTATCACTTTTGGGTTGTCTTCAAAAAACACTTGAAGAACATTAAATCCTAGGTTAAATGCGTGGTTCGAAATCTTTGTTAATACTGTTGACTTACCAACTCCTGTTGGTGCGAGTATAACACCGATTTCACCTTTTGCTAATCCTCCTTTTAACAATCTATCGATTCCTGGTATACCCATTGGTATTGGGTGTCTGTAGTCATCGTCCAAGACTTGGTCTAGGTTTGAAAAGACATCTAACATTGATGTGTCTTTTGAACCAACAAGTAATGCGTCTCTTACTAATTCTTCTAAGGTGTCGTAGTTTTCAAACTCACCACCATCAATAATTTTCTGAGCTTTTTTCATTACTTTCTGTAACTCTTGTTGTTTACAGAATTTTAATGCCTTTTCTTGTACAAAATCCACTCCGTCGATAGGCGCAGACTTGATTTTCTTGATTGTATCAAGAACAACTTTAACAGCAGTTTCTTGTTGTAATTCGGATTTTGCGACTTGTTCCAACGTATCAAATGATGGTGTGTGGTCATACTTTTTATAGTACTCTTTTATCATTTGAATGATGATTTTAAAATACTTGTTTTCAAAATAATTATTCTCTATTACATCAATAATCGAATGTGAAAAGTCTTTGTCTACAATGATTTGATTAAGTAATTGTATTTGAAAATTGTTGCCAAGATATTCAAAGTTTTTGTTTGTCGCCATAATTTTTTCCTCCTATCAGTAATGATAAATATTCCTAGTTTTGAATAAATTGTGGATAAAAATAATTAAATTTTTTGCCTGAAAAAATGTCAGTAAGTTCAGACAATATGCTTTTCAGCTTTGGGCGTAGGTCTACGGTATATCTGACCTTTGGGGGGTATACTTTTGCGTCAAATGTCCTCTGACAAATTGTCATGTTTTCAACCTTAATATAAAGGTTAAAATTTTCTTGTCCTTCGGTAATTGAGGTGTTTAATACATCTGGATTTTCCATAATTTCGTACTGGTTTTCCATCATATAAACAACTGACCTCATTTTCAAATCATATTGTAAACCATTACAAAATGATTTAATGTAGTCGTAGAATTGTTCAGACTTATGTGCGTTTTTGTTAAATCCTTTAACATTAAAGAATCTTTGTACAACGATATTATCATTACACATAAGAAGAAATTCTACTTTTGTTACATCTTGATCTTTCATTTTTTTTACTTTTTTGTTTTGTTTCTAAAATTTGTTTTTTCTTTTCTTGATAGTTTTAAAAATGGCTTTAAAAAATTTACCCAAGCGTCGTCACCCTTTGGGAGAAATTTGAAGAATCCGTCTTCCATCATCATTCTTATTAGGTTTCTGTGTCCTCGTCCATCAGGATCTAATGACTCTGAGTAATACGACCTAACAAGTTCTTTTCCTTCCTGAGAAATGAGTGGATTAGCTAGGTCCACCAATTTTTCATTAATTGTGAAAAACTCTTCTCCAAATATTCCCTCTTTGGTTTTCCCACTAAGGAGATTTTGTAAAGCAACATTTCCCTTCTGTTCTGAAAGTAACATTTCTGCCTTTGTTAAAATATCGGTATATTTTAATTCAGTATCAAGTATTTCAGGAAACAGTTTAAGAAATGTTTTTTCACCCAAATAAAAAATAC